TAAACAAATGGTCTGGGATTCCATCAAATCACCGCCTTTTTAATTTACAATCCCCTTGACCTCAAATTAGCGTCCCAGGCTTCACGGTCTACATAAGCAGCAACGGAACATCTACAGAAAGGATGAACCGGCGCCATGTTCTCACCCGGCATAGCTTCGATAACATAGAATATTTTCCCGTCTAAAGGCTTGCACACATCACAAGCCCCCTCGGTGGCAATAAACTCATATTGGTTTATCCCCATATCTTTGAATGATTCTATTTGCACTTGGGATTGAACTCTTGCTGTTTCCGTAATCAACAACCTTTCTGAATTGAAGATGTTCGACTCAACGTTTTGTCGTAACTTCCTTGCCACTTCTATAGGACTTTGTCCACTTATAACAGCCTCAGATAGCCTTTGTTCCAACTCGGCATGTAAAGCCCTTTTGTTTTTCCATATACGGTTACTGAAATCGTCACCGTGGAACTGTCGTCTTGCAATGTAATCAATTCCAGTCCGATCCATTTGAAGACCCTCGCCTAAGATTCCAGCCTGTCGCCTTAACTCTTCCATGCCAACCTCAATCAAGCGCTCGTATACCAATCCCTCAACGCCATCAGATAATGCAATGAGTTCTAAATCAATGTACATGAGCAGTAACTCCATCCGGCTCAGTCGCATTTTGAAGTTGTATATAGCCATTTCACGGTTGGCTCTCGGAGAAAAGTTCTTTTCCCGAACATAACGGGCAGCTTTTCTTTCAAAGTCCCGTATATCCGTCTCATTTGCCAGCTTAATGACATCCTCCATGGACAAACCACTTCTACTGGCGTAATTTGTGAGTGCTGCGCCGATTTCTTTCTCAATCTCCCTTGCTGCATCCCTGTAGTATCCTTCTATCCGATCAACGACCTTATAATCGTCTTTCAACACGGAACGGGCATGTTCAATTTCCCTATCTCTCCAATACTCCCGGCTGTTCTTGCTCGTTCTCGGCATCTTCTACCCCCTCACTCTCTTGGGAGGTTCTAGCAAACCCGTAATTGTCCAGGAACGGGTTACGGTTTTGTCTGGCTTGCCTTTCTGCTTCGATCTGTTCGATTTCCTCATCCGGGTTATCGACGAAAGACAGCAAACTCAGCTTTGTTTGTTCCGATAACTGACCGCCAAGTTTTGTAAAGGCGTCTATTTCCTCACTCAGCGATTTTGGTAAGTTCGGCGTAAATGTAATGGTTAGTTGATTCACATCAAACTCGCCTTCGGAAGCTGTCGCCATAATGTTATTGATTAGACGGTACCTATCACGTAAGGACTTCTTAAATAATCGTTCTTTCGTTGCTCTAACCTGTTCTAAACCGAATAACTTATATTTCATGCTCTCTCCGCTTTGGACGCCGGAGAACTTCTCATCATTCAGGTTAGGTGTGTTTGTAAACTTGTGTATATCGTTTTCTATCCGTGTTTTGTATGCCTCGGTACCTTGTACGTCGTACTGTTTGTAAATAAAATCAGCGTCAGCTTGTGATGATCTGCCATCCAACCCTGGCTCTGTTTGCAGCATAAGAATGTTGTTCTCTTTCATCTTCTTTGCCGACTCCACGTCAATGTCAAGGTTGCCGACGATCTTCAACATAGCATCGTTTAGATCTTGCATATAGTTAGCAATGTCGCTTTGTGCACTGTCGTATAAGTCAATCAAATTAAGTACGTTTTCAAAGTCGCCTTGACGGAAACGGTTGTTGCTGTATTCGATAATCGGAACGCCTTGGAAGTAGTGGTATTCTTCTTCCTCTACCCGTAATTTGAACGCATTGTCCATGCTGTAGGTAATCCGTCTATCGTCCGTATACAAGTAAACGATAATGTTATCCTGGTCGAATCGGTTTCCAATGTACCTAATACCTGCAATTGGCCTCATTTCCACCGTATCATCGTAAATGACGAACGTTTCCAACACATCAAGTATCGTAAATCTTGTTTCGTCGTATCGGTTACGGTAAAGCAACTCATAAGCCCTGCCGTAAATGGATTGATCTAAAACCAAGTCTGAGTTGTGTTCGTCGGCGTCATTGTCACGGTTCAAACTCCTAATCTGTTCGTTCACATCCTCATCAGGATATGAGGTCTTTAGCGGCACCCCAACCATATAACCCTGTATAAATTGGCTCACATATTTGGCGTAGTTATGGGTTGCTCTATGGTCGGCGAGATATTCTTCTTTTCTGCGTTTCTGTTGCAATATTGTGGAGTTATTCCCCTTATAGTAATCTTGTAGCACCTTTAGCCGTGGTCGTTGGTGTTCTCTGTGGTGCTGGATCATTTTCGCTAAATCGTCCGGGTTGTTTATCAAATCCTCCGCACTTGAATAGGTGTAGTGTATGTTGGCTTCGTCAGAGAATCGTTGTCTGGTTCCACTCCCATATACGTACCTTGCTATCTCAAATTCATTAGGCATGTCATCCCTCCTTTATTTGGTTTCCCTCTCTATCAAAGATAATTTTGATCCCTTTTCCGTTTTCGAATTTAACTTCTATGACACTAACCGGTTCACCGTTCAAGGTAGAAACCAGGTTATCTACCGCTTTCACCATATTGTTACTCCTTACAATCCCAAGGACTGCAACGCCTTGTATTTTTCTTTCTTGTCTTTTGCTTTACCTAGATGGTAACGCTCCATGCTATAGCGCAAGGCGTCAATAATGTGGTTGTTTGCGTCTATCGGTTCATTCAACCACTTACCCTGTTTGTCTTGTTTAAAAGTGTACGTATTGAATTCCTCAATCGTATGTTCACAAGTTGGATGAATATATATCTTGAATCCTTGTAAAAAGGTAATTCCGTGCATGATACTGTCTTTCCCTTTAATTGAAGGATGCAGCCTCCTAGCGCCTTTCGTTTGCAATTCCTTGATAAGTCTTGGCTCCGCGCTGTCGCCGGTTATAGAGGCTTTTAACAGACCTTTATCTCTCAGCATGTTAAATATGTCGTCTGTTACCATCCCGACCTCGTAATGTTCGTCATATATCCATATCTCACGTTCATCTAAATCTACGACCGAACTAACCAACGTTGTTGGGTCATTAGTGAATCCATAGTCCATGCCGTGTGTGGTTTCCTGGACTTCTTTAATCTTTTCAAGTGGATCGAAGTGTTTCACTTGGAAGTTTTCGAACACTAACCCTTCGGCAACGCCCCATTCACCTTCACAAACGATTCTGGCACGCCTTGGGTTGGTACGGTATAAATCCTCGTATCTCGACCTGTCTGTGTCGTCTAGCCATTCATTCACCCGGTATGTCGTCGTTATGGCAAACGTATCCTTCTCCCGTGTTTCGGGATCGAAAAAAACTTTTTTAAGCCAATGGCGATCGCTCCATGGGTTGAACGTAAGTGTGATTTGTTTGAAAAACTCAGGATCATCATGACTACCACGAATAGATTCGACCAGCGTTCTAAAATCATCCTCTGATTCTATCTGGTAAGCTTCCTCTATCCACACCCACGAAAGGATACCAACATCTACGGAAATGGATGTAATTTTAAGTGGATCATCCAGACCTCGGAATAATATCTTTTGACCAGTGGGCAAATAAGTAATCTCAGGTAATGATTCATTAAACTTAAATAAGTGCGTAACGCCCATTCGGTTAGCTGCCCATTTGAAGTCTGTGTAAGTGGATTGTTTGTTTGTGTTGGAGTACCTTCTGACAACAAGCAAGTTTGCCCATTCATATCTCATGATGCGATATATAAAGTTTAAGGCGGTATTTTTACTTTTCTTAGAGCCACGACTACCTTTGACAACTCGATAAAATTGCTTATTATGCCAAAAGCGATTATAACCGCCTCCTATGAGTTCTTTTACAGAAACTTGTTTAGTCATCCTCTGGCACATCCTCTACAAATGTAGGAGTGATGTTTTCGACTCGATGCTCCTGCTTATCCCTCCACACGCCCGGTTTACGATTCTTCAACCAAAAGATTTGCGCTGTCGTATTCGGCTTCTCAAACTTTGTAACCTCAACCACTTCACCTTGATTGGTTACCATCTCTTCTTGATAGTGGAAACCTAACGCCGATTTAAGTAATGCGTTTTCCACCTGACGATCTACTACCTCTTTACCCTTTTTTAAGGCGTCCGATATGTCCGGGTACTTATTTTTCCATTCGTTTAGAGTGGAACGACTGACCCCTATATTTCCTGCGATCTGCTCATCCGTTAGTCCATCTCTTGCCCATCCTTCAATTTTCAGTAACCCTTCTTTTGTTATCCATTCTTGGTATTTACCTCTTCGTTTTGTTTTGCTCTTGTTCATTACATACTCACCGCCTCCAATATAAAAAGACACCCACTTTTAGCGGATGCCCTATATAGACTACAGAGGAAAACGTACCTCCCTTGTTTACGTATTTTGTTCTAACTCCATTTTAACCCATATGTCTAAAAAACTAAGAATTTGTTGCAATTGTCGCTTATTCCTGTGGATAACCTATGATTCGTTCAGCAATCCGTTCTAGCGTTCGGTAAACTGTCGACCGATCTATTTTTAATAGTTCCCCTATGTCCGAATCGCT